AGGACCTGAACGCTTACCACAGCCTTGACGCTGAGGTTGAGCTTACTCAGATCCTTTCCGAGCAGATTGCTCTTGAAATCGACCGTGAGATCCTTAATGATCTTCTCATGCAGGCAGACACGAACTTCTTCTGGGACCGCCGTCCTGGTAACTTCGTGAACAAGCGCACTGGTGTTATCCAGACGCGTGCAAGCAGCCTCAACCCAGGACCTGCTTTCACAGGCACAGTCCGTGAGTGGTATGAGACTCTTGTTGAGACCATCATCGATGTTGCTAACGAGATTCACAGAAAGACTCTCCGCGGCTCTGCAAACTTCATCGTAGTCAGCCCTGATGTTGCTACTGTCCTCGAAGCTAGTGTGCTTTATAAGCCAAACTACAGCATCGACGGCGACGGCCAGGTCAGCGGTATGGCACTCGGTGCAGAAGCAGTTGGTAGCTTGAGCAACCGTTTCACGGTCTACAAGGACCCCTACTTCCCACGCAACAAGATTCTTGTTGGCTTCAAGGGTGGTAGCTACCTTGAGACTGGTTACGTATACGCTCCTTACGTACCACTCATCGTTACTCCGACAATCTTCGCTCCTGAGGACTTCACCCCACGTAAGGGTGTCATGACTCGTTACGGTAAGAAGATGGTTCGTAACGACTTCTACGGTACCGTTACCTGCCTCGGCATGGACGTTATCTAATCAGTCCTTAGGGAATTGATACTCTAACGGGGTCCTTTGGGACCCCGTTTTTTTTTGCACTTTTCTTGTAAACACTAACAGCTTACGGTAATATCTCATCGTCATTCATACTTATGATTAGGCCCGGTCCATTATAATCACCTGACACCCACAGGGGACCGGAATCATTGGGACTTTTAAGGAGAAAGATTATGCCAAAAATAGAAATTACTAACGCAAAAGGCCTGGTTCAAAAAACAGGTAAGTCCATCGGTGGCGGAGCAGGATTGACTCTTAAGGCTGACACGGGATCTAGTGCTGCAGCTGAGCTCAAGTTGATTCAAACCACGATCACAGTCGCTAGTGGCGACACCACTGGTAAGTCTTCCACCGCAGTTGTACCGGCTGGTTTTGTTGCCTTAGCTGCTCAAGTTGAGGTCACTGTTGCGGCAACTAACGCTGTTACCATTGATGATATCGGAACTGACGCTGATCCTGATTGCTTTATCGACGGTGCTGCTCTTACTGGAAACGCTGCTGCCGACAAGGGATTTGTGTCGTGTAACGGATTAGCCGCAGTCAATGGTGATGCCGCCACTACAGGTCGAGCACTGGAGTCAGCCAACGATAAGCTTGAGATGGTCTTGAGTGGTGACCCAGGAGCAACTGGTTGCACTGCAAAGATTACTCTCATCGGCTTTGCAATCACATCAAGCTAATATCGGAAGAAAGAGTAATGTGTTCTGATATCAGGCACTTTTACTTCGTAATAGAAGCCGCACCTTTCGAGGTGCGGTTTTTTACTTTTACTTCCTAGACCCTAAATTATAATTTCAATGATCATGCATGACGGAGGTAAACATGGCAACCACTAGATCAAAGACAACCGCAAAGACAACAAAGAAAACGACGACTGCGGATACCGATACTGCTACAACAGCTACTACAACCACTACGACAACGACAGCTACGGAAGCTACAGAAACTATTCGACAGCTTCAGACAGAGATTGCTGGATTACGAGAAGAGGTAAATCAGCTTAGGAATGACTTGACGGCTTTTACGACAACCAATACTACCACAACGACTTTAACAACAGGTGGTACTGATGCCGTCGCTGCTTTAGAATCAAAAATACTAAAAACTTTGCGCCACATGGGGGTCAGAGAGTGGGTCCTCCGAGACGCTGGGCTTAAGTAAGAACTTCGGCCAACTTTTGCTGTAGACATTTCACCACTTACAATAATACTTAAAATGTAAGGTGGTGTTATGTCTTCATTTGCTTTCACAATGAACCCAACTCCTTTTGGGTTCTTCGATACTGATGCAGACTTCCAGAAGGAAGCAGATTCAGTTGTATCATTCACCAAACGTAAACTAGGTGATGATATATTAAGCGTTGAGCTTACCAAGAAACAAATATGGGCCTGCTTAGAAGAAAGCTTTCTAGAGTATGGTCGTATCATTAACGAGGCTGACGCTAAATCGCAGCTAGGTAACTTGCTTGGTTATCCAACAGGCAGCAACGTCAATGTTTCTGGTTTATTTCCAAAACAAAATTTAGAGTATCTTCTGAGGATGGCGGAACCTTATGCTATGGAGGCCTCTGTCGGTGGATCGTATAATGAGGTTAGCGGCTCAATACAACTTAAAAGCATGCAGCAAGATTATGACATATACGATAATCTAAAAGATACAGCGGGCAACTTGATAGTGTCGTCAAGCAAAAACAACCCAAGGACAAAACTGAGGATACGAGAAGTCTTTCATTTCGATCCCCAAGCTGCGTATCGTTTCTTTGACACAACGTCTGCCATAAATTATCTGAATAATGAGTTTAGCTTTGAATCGTTTACACCAGAGACAGTGTTTTATGTCCTGCCTGTTTTTGAAGATATTCTCAGAGCTGGCCAGATGGAGATATCAAACAGGGTTAGGAAATCAAACTATTCCTATCGTATAATGGGTAGCAAAATAAGAATATACCCAATGCCGACTGACCAGACTCCAATGCCAAAGCTATTCGTCTCAGTGACGTTTAGTCCTGATCCGTTTAACCCTGACATCGAGGACGGCACGATATACGGAGCTTCAAATTTATCTAACGTTCCGTATGGTTTGTTTGATTATTCGAAAGTCAATTCAGTAGGCAGGCAATGGGTAAGACAGTATTGTTTGGCTCTAGCAAGGGAACTGTTGGGCCAGGTAAGATCTAAATTTCAAACTGTCCCCATACCAAATGCTGATTTACAGCTAAATGGGGCTGACCTAATAAGTCAAGGGCGTGAAGACCAAACTAGATTACGTGACCAGCTCGTAGAGTTGCTTGATAGTTTAACCTACGGTAAGCTTCTCGAGGGTCAAGCCACAGACGCAGAAAACATTCTAAGAGCTTTAAAGACTGTGCCGATGCCGTTAGGCAAGGCCATCACTATCAAGTAACGTAGGAAAAAATGGCAAGGCTTTTCATAACTCCAAGAGAACAAGACTTGATATCCGATTTGACTAAAGAGTTGATAAAGGATGTCGCCGGTCAAAAAATATACTACTACAGAGTTATGACTGAAGTGACGAACGTTCATGATGTCTACGAAGAAGCCATAGATAAGCACTTTGATACGCCTATAGAGATTGAAGCAAGGGTTGAGTGGAGTCCGCGAGAAACTTCGACTAATAGATTTGGTAGCGAGCAGCTGTATAGCATAACAGCTTACTTGCATTACAGAGATTTGATAGACAAAGACATAGATATCAGGGAAGGTGATTTCTTTTCCTACGGAGACACTTTCTTCGAGATTACTTCGACCGCGTTCACGTCTGAAATATTTGGTGAGGTAGAATACAGGACTGGGATTCTGATTACAGGAAAGCAGGCCAGAAAGGGTTTGATTGACAGAAACCCAATAGGACCTACAGACGAAGGTCTAGGGGATTCAGATGCAGTACAAAGTACTTTCACTCAGCAGCGCGGTTTGAAAGAAAACGCTGACGGCGAAACTGGTGATGTGAGAGCCCTACAGCAGCAAGGCAAAGTTGATCCGCCAGTAGAGAAGCCAGTTCAGGTTTCTCCGGAAGGTGATCCTGACGGGATAAGCTCCTCATTCTATGGAGATGATGAATAATGACAACAAGATTCTCCAACAAGCCTGGTTATCAGCAGAAAGTAAACTCTGGCTATACCAATGATCCTTCAGAATTCACCATGCCTTCTTGCACGATTGAAGACGTCGATAGGGGAGTTTTCAATCTCTTTGACAAGGAGCTACCTTTCTATTACAACAGAAAGGACCAGCAAAAAAAGACTCCAGTTATATTTGCAACCGGTGAAAGGTTCGCTCTTCTGGCAAGAAACAAGCCACTTCGAGATAGAAGCGATGCCTTGATACTTCCCCTGATCTCTATTGTCAGAACAGGAATAGAGCAAGAAAACGCAAAGGGAGCTTCGCAATTTCAAGGCGGGCCCATCACAGTAAAAGCCGCTATCTCCAAAGAAGACCCTTTATACCAAAGGTACCAAAACTCTTTGATGTTTAAGAACTCTGATGATCTGGCCGTTGATCCAAACTCCAATGTTAATTCTAGAGGCGGTGGCGCGAACCCAGGTCGGATTGCTACCCGTCGACCTGCCGGGGCTGTGACTGTGTCAGCAAGAAGAGGAACCATATTAGAAGAAAAAGTGGGAAAGAGTATTTACGAGTTTACGGAGATTCCACCGATAAAGCAATACACGGCGAACTATGAGGTGACTTTCTGGGCTCAATATACACAAGAGATGAATTCAATGTTGACAGTCCTTATGAATGGGTACGTTGAAAACAGAAGAAGGACACTAGTCATTGAGACCGAGGCAGGATACAGATTTATTGCTTATGTCGATGCAGCACTAAACCCACAAAATAATTTTGACGATTTCACGGACGCTGAGCGTCTAGTGAAGTACAGCTTTTCGATGATGGTAGGCGCTTATTTGGTGGCTTCACAGATACCAGGAGCTCCAGTTCCTTTCCGAAAGACAGTGTCAGCGCCTGACATTAATTTTGACGTAAGCTCCAACCCAGTAGCTGCTCCAACCTCACAGCCAGTAGCGGGTGTACCTTCAGGTGATCCTGACGCTTACATCCTTCAAGACATACTCACTGAACAAGATGGTTATCCTCCACAAGCTATCGGAGTTGATCCAGCAGAGATTGTAAAGGGGTGGCCTGGAAAACCTTCTGCCTCTATAGGAGGCTACACAAAGACGCAGGGTAGTTTGGGGAACACCGTCATAATTACTGATATAGACCCTTTTACAGGAAAAAGGGCGAGAAGACACGTTATTTTAGCAGCCTCGACCCCGAACAAGGGAGAGACTGTTTTCAGGTACGGATTAACAGCACCTGAAGGGATAGAGCTTGACTTGGGCAAACTACTCAAAGATTGATTTTAGAATACAAGACATTTCGCTATTGCACAGAATAGTTATTTGTGATAGCTTAGATCCAGGAGACCCGACTAATGGCCGAACAAACTTTTAGATCACCAGGATTTTTTGAGCGCGAGATAGATGCGTCTCAAAGAGAAACTGATATTGTGGGTGTACCCGCAGGAGTCGTAGGTACAGCAGAAAAGGGCCCAGCCTTTATTCCGGTAACTGTCGGAAGTACTGCAGACTTCATTAACAAATTTGGAGATCTGGATTCAGAGAGATTTGGACCTTACGCTGTCGAAGCTTTTTTGACTAACAGGACCGCGCTGACTTATGTCAGAACGCTGGGAGCTGGAGCAAATCAAACTACGACAGATATACAGAACACTGAGACTTATGGAATAGTAAAGAACGCAGGGTTTATCCTGAGCGGTACAAAGTCTACTTGGGTTGATGGTAACCCTAGAGAGACAGCAGACGGTGCCGTTCAGTTCCTTACCGCCAAGCACTATGTTTCTGCATCCACTGATTATTCATATCCGATATTCCAAGACAACCCGTCTTTTAACTTTGCCTCAACCGGACACGTCAATCTAGTAAGAGCCGTGATATTCAATGCATCCGGCAGCCGTGTACAGGTGATGGGCATGGGTGGTACTTGGGCAAACAACATGGGAGATGCTGCAACTCCGGATAGCGCCGGCACAGAGCTTTTCAAGCTGTGCATTTCGTCGTCCGCAGGAGCTAGTTTCACAAGCAAATATAGAGATGAAATTAGGGCAGGTATCGCCAACCCGGGAGCCAGCGATGGTGATGGTGTTAAGATTAGGACAGCGTCCCTTGACCCAACTCATCAGGCTTACATTGGAAATATATTAAACACTGACCCACTTCGATTTGCGGAAGAGAAGCATCTTCTTTATCTTGACTTTGCTGTTGAGAAAGAGTTGGCCGTTACTTCTTATGATGCAAACTCTGTTGCTATTCTTTCTGGGTCGTCAACTAACTTGACCGGCTCTAAGGGTCACTTGGCTGGCGTAGAGGGTAGAGCTCTTAACGTCTTTGGTCGATACGACACAAGGTACACTACTCCTAAGTCACCAGCAATCATATCTCAACCTTACGGCGGAAAAGAGTATGACCTCTTCCATTTTGAGGCTCTCTCTGACGGCGCTTATGCGAACGATAAGATAAAGGTTACCATTGCCAATCTGCGCGCTTCCACCAACGAGAACTACAAGTATCCTACATTCGAAGTTCAGGTCCGGCGTTTTGAAGACTCTGATTTGGAACAAGAGGTAATCGAGTCGTTCCCAGGTTGCGTCTTAGATCCTGAGTCTGAGAACTTCGTCGGTAAGAAGATCGGTGATTTCAAAGCAAGATACAATTTCGACGCGGCAGTTGCGAGCGAAAAGAGAATAATTGTAACAGGTCGCTACCCCAACATCTCTAACTTTATTAGAGTGGTGTTGAACGATGCAATATATAATAAGAGGATTCCAACTGACGCCTGTCCTTTCGGGTTCAGAGGGATTCCTGCTCTTAAGACGTCAGATGCGATGACCGATGACCGTGCTCGTCCTCTTCAGTTAGGAGGAGTGACATACGGTGCTGACAGCTCCAGCTTATCAAGACTGACAGGCAGCTTAGACGCTAGCCCATTGACCGGTTCAATTTTGCCTCCGCTTCCTTTGCGCTACAAGGTTACAAGAGGCCAGACCAAAGATGGTTGGTTCTCTGGATATCCTGGCCCTAATGAGAAGGTCGATGCTAGACTAAACTGGGGTGTGAAGTATGAGAGGCTTCCTGAAACTGGAAGCATGTCTAACGCTGTATTGAACCCCAACGCATCCTCAGTTGCTAACCCACTGGTCGCCTCTTACGGTAAATTCCAGGGTCTAGCCGAGATTGGAGCAATTACGACAGGTTCTGGTGCAGATGCTCAGAATGCAAACAAGTTCTCGCTTTCAAAGGTGGCTCTAGCAGGTACCGGCTCTGCCGGCGATGCTACCAACTTGTTACAGTTCTTGACTGGCTCTGCAAAGCAGCATCTTCTCGAGGCAGCCTATATTCGAAACGCAGTTCCAGATTCAAAGGATTACACAATCACCGATCCAGATATCGCGAGCTATGGTAGAGTTACCTTCGGTACTCTTATCCAGTCTGCGTCTGTTAAGTTTAACCGCTTTACTGCTTACACAGCATTCAACGTCCCGCTGTTTGGTGGGTTCGATGGTTTGAACATTCTTGACAAAGACATGTTCTACATGAACGACAGAGCGAGCTCCACAGAAGGTAGCTCACCTGGAAAGATTGGTAAGGCGTCGGCTGAGTTCACTGTAACTGCTGACAATTCCGGTTTGGTAAAGAACGTTGCTGGTACTGGAAGAGAAAACAATCATATTGCATCTTACAGAGAGGCAATCAAGATAATCACTGATCCAATGAATTCAAGGATCAACATCTTGGCAGTGCCGGGTATCAGAGACTCCTTTGTTACTGATCACGCCGCTCAGAAGACGAAGGATTACTCAATGGCAATATACCTCATGGATATTCCGTCATTCTCGGAAAGCGAGACCCGGTTGTTCCTAACTGAGGATAGGTCTGCTCCTGCAAGCTCTTCACTGGCATTCCCGGATGTTAGAGAGACTGCTGAGCAATTTGAGTCAAGAGTATTCGATAACAACTACACAGCTGCTTACTTCCCTGACGTCTACATTACAGACAGTAACACAGGGTCTAAAGTCAGAGTGCCGGCATCGGTTTCCGTACTAGGGGCCTTGTCATTCAACGATTCAGTCGCATACCCATGGTTCGCACCAGCGGGCTTTAATCGAGGTGGCCTGGATACAGTTAGTAATACAGACATTCGCCTCACAGCGGGTGATAGAGACACTCTTTACGACGCAAGAATAAACCCAATTGCGAACTTCGCAGATGGTAGCTTCGTAATCTTTGGTCAGAAAACTTGCCAGCTTGCTCAGTCAGCACTAGACAGAGTAAACGTAAGAAGAATGTTATTGGAATTGAAGAGACAGGTCGTTGCTGTCGCTGACAGGATTTTGTTTGAACCAAACACTCCTTCAACTAGAGCAAGATTCATCAATTCTGTGACACCATTGCTAGTCACGATTCAAGCTCAGCAGGGTATTGAGTCATTCAAGGTAGTCATGGATGACACGAACAATAGCTTGGAAGATGTTGAGAATAACAGGCTGAATGGTAGAATAGTCGTAGTGCCGACGAGAGCAATCGAATTCATCGCTATAGATTTTGTGATTACAAACAGCGGCGTAGACTTCGGGTGATATAGTTAAGAAATGAAACAGGAGATGAACACAAATGGCTGAACTTACATTCAAAAGTCCAGGCGTATCCACGAGAGAAATTGACCTTTCGGGCCCAACTCAAACGGGACCTAGTGGCATCCCAGCTGGTGTCATTGGTACAGCCAAGCAAGGACGAGCCTTCGTCCCAATCACAGTCGCAACTTTTGCTGACTTTGTAGCTGAGTTTGGCGGCACCGATTCTACACAGTTCGGTCCTCTTGCCATTAGGGAATGGTTGGCTTATGCTAATGCTGGTACCTATGTAAGAACTCTAGGTGTTGGTGACGCCAAGAAGAGAAACGCGTCCGGTACCGTAACAAATGCTGGATTCGTTGTTGGTGAACAATTAGTCGATCAAAAGTCAGGCGCACTGGCTAATAACTCCTTCGCTGGCTCGAACTCCGTAGGTGTTACTGCAAAACTTGATCTAACATCAACCACAGCTGCTTTCGCTCACAGCACAAGCTTCACAATCAGTGTTCCGGTTGGTATCGGTGGTGAAGATGGCACCATCACAATCCTATTTGGCGACGGTGCCGGTACAGGCGCTGCGAATCAGATAAGAATCCGTCGTGACGCTAACGGTGAAACGGCAACAGCTGCCGACCTTGCACAGCTTCTTGTTTTTGCGATTAATGGCACTACTCCTAGCGGCGCACAAGCTGGTGGGTCTGGTACCTATGTCGCTGCTGACGTTGGTTTCGCAACTTCTGGTCGAGGTACCGCCGGTATCGCTGGTCTAACAGCCACAAGAGACGGTACTACTGTAAAGCTTGCAACCGTAGCTGACAGCCAGGGAAATAGCGTCGTTCTAACAGATGTCTTAGGCACTCCAATTGCAACTGCAGCCGGCACTTCTCCAAAGAACTTGTCTGGCGGCGTGACAGCTGCTGGTGGTCTTGGTCGAACTCACTTCCTTGCTGCCATGATGCAGCAGGCGGCAAATTCTACAATATTCACTGAGGCCGGCCTGGATTCGACTCACCCGATTATTCGAGGCGTCTTATTAGCTCCTTCTGGTGTCAACCTCACTTTGAGTTCATCTATCGGCGGCACAGAGGGTTATGTCCAGAACAACCATCCATTTGGTGCTCCAGGTGCATCGAATAAGGCAGCGACGTTTACCGTTGGTTCGCCAGGTTCAGTCCTCGGTGTAGATGACGCCGGTTCAACTGTCGGTGACGTAAACATCGCCGCCGGTCGTCAAGAGTTCGTTCTTCTGCAAAATGGGCACACGCATACATCTGCATACCCTACTGTTATAACAGCATCTTTTGATCCTGAAGCTGCTAACTACTTCGGCAATATCTTTAATAAAGATCCGAACAAGCTTCAAGAAGCAGGGCACTTGTTGTACGCCCACTATGATATTCACCCATCTTACGCTTTCGTATCAGGTTCTGGCAAGGTTACTCAAAATCCTGCTGTAGACAATCCTTTTGCTACGTTCAACGGTGTTAAGGAGGGTGTTGCAATCAAGACAGAGAAGTTAGCACTTCTGGTTACTGGGTCGACTGCTCGCAATGCAGGTTCGGCTACAATACCTAACATGGAAAACTTTCAGGACAGATTCAAGACTGCAAAGTTTCCGGCAATTATATCTCAAGAGTTTGGTGGAGAGAATAAAGACCTCTTTACAGTTCACTGCTTGGACGATGGTGCGGTTGGTAACAAGCGCGTCAAGATATCCATAGAGAACATTAATAAGTCTACCAACGTAAACAACAAGTACGGTACTTTCGATCTTCTTGTTAGAGATTACTACGATGAGGACACAAACTTAAAGGTTCTCGAGCGCTATAACAAGCTAAGCCTTAACCCCAACGATGAGCGCTACATTGCTAGAGTCATCGGTGACTACCACCTGTTCTACGATTTCGACAAGAGAATCGGAGCTCAGAAGCTTGTAGTCGAAGGCAGCTACCCTAACGCTTCGAACTATATCAGAGTTGCTCCTTCTTCTCAATTAGAGAGTGGTGAGGTACCGGCTACCGCGCTTCCTGTTGGTTTCCGTGGTCCAGCGCACCTTGTAACTTCAGGTTCAAATATCTTTTTAGATCCATCAGAGGCAAAGTCAGGATATAAATCTGGTGTGGTATCACAGATTGTGCAGCCTCCGATTCCTTATAGAAGAACTATTGCACAAGGTCAAGCACCTAAGAAGAGAGTAAATTCTGCTTTCTACTGGGGTGTGCAGACTACAAGGCAGACAAGCTTAGCTGAGCCAAATTCATCTACTTCTTTTGATGAATCCATTGAGTCTTTCGGTGTATATTTCCCGGATCACTTGGTGACCAAGCAAGCTCTTTCTGTAGGTGATAATCCTGGAGTCGCAGACGTTACAGGTACCATATTGGATTGTGATAGATTCAACAAGAACAAGTTCTCTTTGGAAAACATTCAGGTAATCACAACCACTGCTGATAAGGCTGACGCTGAACAATGGGCTGCTGCCAATTATAGAAGAAATGGTACCGCTACAGCAAACATGGCTGACATAGACGGCACGTCGACTGCTCAAACGAGACTTCTTTCCGTCGAAAAGGACTTTGGTCTTCTGTCAGCTAGAAAGTACTTAAGGTTCACGGTAATACCTCAAGGTGGATTCGATGGCTTGAACCCCTTTGACCTTGAAAAGTCGGCTCTGTCTGATGAAGCCATTAGAAGAGAAATGACTTTTGAGAACCAGGGTCTTCAAAATGGACCGACGGTCGCTGCTTATAGGAAGGCGATTGAAGTTCTAGGTGAAAGGTCAGACGTTGATATTCAGCTTCTTGCGATACCAGGTATACGCCAGCCAGCTGTAACTGATTTTGCCATCGATACCGTAGAGGAAAGATTCGACGCCATGTATATTATGGATGTTCCTGTCATAGACAATCTCGGTAATCCGGTTTCGGGCTCTAGTCAGACTGTCAGTGTTCTGAATTCAGCCACGACATTCCAGGCAAGAAACCTCGACACCAGCTTTGCGGCTGCATACTTCCCCGACTTGTTACTGCAAGATCCTAGTACAGGAGCTACAGCTCAGGTGCCTCCAAGCGTTGGGGTTCTTGGCGCGTTTGGTTTGAATGACCAGGTAGCGTTCCCTTGGTACGCCCCAGCAGGCTTTACTCGCGGCGCGCTGAGGAATGTATTGGAAACTCAAGTCAAGCTTAACAGAGACAATCTAGACACCTTGTATGAAGTTGACGTGAATCCTATAACTTCATTCCCACAATCTAATGAGGTTGTGGTGTTCGGTCAAAAGACATTGCTCGCAGCGCAAAGCGCTCTTGATAGAGTTAACGTGAGAAGACTTTTGATAGACATCAGAAGACAGGTCCGAAAGATTGGTGATACGTTCTTATTCGAGCCGAACAGAGAATCGACATTAGCAAGATTCGCCGCGGCAGTAACACCTATTTTGACAAGAATTCAAGCTCAGCAAGGTTTAGAGCGGTTTAAGGTTCAAATTGATACCACAACGACCACTCAAGCTGATGTTGAGAATAACACGGTAAGAGGTAAGATATTCTTACAGCCAGTACGCTCTGTAGAATTTATTTCTCTTGATTTCGTGGTAACAAACGCAGGATTAGACATATAATCCGGGAACGATATAGTTAGATTATAACAAAGGAGTAACTAAGATGCCAGAGACACTATCAGTTACTGACATGCTACCGAATAAGTTTGAGCCGAAACGAAAGTTTCGGTGGGTGTTCGCGATTGAGGGAATTGATGCTTTTCTTATAAAGACAGCAGCCCGACCTACGATGAACACCGCGGGTATTGAAATTCCATTCATGAACTCAACTCGGTTCATTGCAGGTAAAACAAAGTTTGACCCAATAGCGGTCACACTTCACGATCCTATCGCCCCATCCGGTGCACAACAGGTTATGGAGTGGGTAAGAACTCACTATGAATCTGTCTCCGGTCGTGGTGGTTATGCTGATTTCTACAAGAGAGATTGTCAGCTTAAGCTACTTGATCCGGTTGGTACAGTCGTTGAGCTTTGGGACATGAAGGGTTGTTTCTTAGAGTCTGCTGCTTTTGGTGATCTGGACTACGGTGCAGAAGACCCGGCAGAAATATCTCTCTCTATTCGGTTTGATAACTGCGTACTGCAGTACTAATCTAACCTTATCCCGGGCGCGTTAAGCTCTCACGTTTGTTTGTTCTAAAAGCCCTCCTTTACGGAGGGCTTTTTTTATTTACAATTATCGATGTTAGTTTTACATTCGCAATCTTAAAATTTAAGATAGACTATACGCTTTTTTAAGGGAGTTACTAAATGTCAAATGACAACAACCAGCCACCCAACAACCAACCGAACATTGATAGTCGAGAAGATCTTTTTGGATCTATGAGAGAGCACATGCCTGTGCGGAACGTTATCAAAGACGATTTTGGTTTTGAAATACCCGTTGAGACGGTTCCTCTGCCTTCAGGAGGAAAGTGCTATGATGTTGAACATCCGCTTCACGGAAAAGAAACGATCGAGATTAGATCTATGACTGCTAGGGAAGAAGACATTCTGACCTCTAAAGCTCTAATCAAGAAAGGCACCGTCATCACTCACTTGATTAAGTCGTGCTTGATAGACAAAAGAGTCGACCCTGACACATTACTTGCAGGTGACAGAAACGCTTTGATGGTTGCCTTGCGTATTACAGGTTATGGGTCTGATTACAGTGTAGAGATTGATTGCCCTGCATGTGGTGAAAGGTCAAAGCATTCGTTTAATCTTGGAGAGCTTCCAATTAAGAGGCTTGAGTGTCATCCCGTAGCTGCAGGTACCAACATATTTGAGACTGATTTACCAGTGAGTAAAGCAAAAGTCAGATGGAAGCTTTTGACAGGTCATGATGAGCAAGAAATTATCACTATGACTGAGAGAAGAAAGAAGCAAGGTCAAAGAACAGAAAACCTCATAACAGAGCGTCTAAAATATTCCATCGTTTCTGCAAACGGCATAACAGACAGAACAAAGATAGACATGCTCGTAAAGAGTCTTCCAGCAAGAGACTCACTGTTCTTGCGTAAGCACATTGACAAGCAGGAGCCAGGTGTGGAAATGAAAGCCTGGATGGATTGCCCTAACTGCTTTGAACATTCGGAGGTGCGCCTTCCCTTGGGCGCAGCGTTTTTTTGGCCTGACGAGTGATTATAAAGAAATCTTCTTAGAGCACATATTCATCCTGATGTACTATATGGGCTTCTCATACATAGAAGCCTACAACATTCCCATCTGGCAAAGAATATGGTATTTGAAAAGAGTTCAAAAAGAAATAAAGGACTCGCAGGGCGCCTCAAGGGCGGCACATGCCAACGGAAACGAGGCGAGAGCCTTAATGGGCCGCCATAGGCACAATGTTCCAGCAAATTTGCGTAGATTCACATAGTTATAGTTTGAGGTATGTATTATGAGAGATGACAAGCAAATTTTCATTAAGGAATGTGCTCTTTACATAAAGGGCGAAATATCAGAGATAAAAATGTCTGGCTCAAAGAAGAATGTTGAGCTTTTCTCTAACGTCCTGTCTGAGTCTAGAAAGTTTTATTTAGCGTTACAGGATGGTAATCTCAAAAATGTTCTTCCTCAACTTGCTAGAAAGCGCAACGCTTCTAAAGCCCTCAGGGACCAGACGGGATACGTTTGGCCTCTGTGATCAAATAAGAGGCGTAGATTCTGGAACGCCATATTTATTGTAAGACCATTGGTATATGTTTGGGATTGCTCTAGATGGCTGATTCAAAAGAACTGCAAAATCAACTACAGATAAATGAAGCGATCAATAAAGCCATCGCCGCTCGCAGTGCTATGCTGTCTAAGCAGCAGGCTCAACTTTCTGCCCAAACGCAACTGGCTGCCGAACTCTGTAAAGCAATGGAGTGCAGAGACCTTGAGGGTCTCGAAGAAAGAATAAACGGCATCAATGAAGCCTTCTCAAGCGCTGCCGACGCTGCTGAAGAAGCCGGATCCAGACAAGCTGACGCTTCAAAGAAAGCGACAGAAGGCTTAGAAAATAACAGAAAATCAGCCGGCGGCCTGCTGGATAAGCTTGGTGGTATGGGCGGCACTGCACTCGCAGCCGGTGCTGGGTTCCTTAAGGGCTTTTCTGGTGTCGGCGGTATGTTAAAGATGGTGATGGGTGGCATTACCGGGATCGTCGGCGGTCTTCTTAACGTTGGTAAGTCGATTCTATCGATACCGTTCGCGATCTTTAACGGTCTTGTCGGCATGGCAACCGCTGGAGGTGGTGGCACAGATGCGCTTCGTGAGGCGATGAACGAGCTTCGTGGAGAGATGGGTAGCCTCGCTAAGGGCGAAGGTAAAGCCGTCATGAATTCCTTTAAACAGCTGAAGTCATCAACAGGTGCGCTAGCTCAATCTGGTCTCAGTATGAGAAAGGTTTTTGGCGCAGGTAGAGAAGGCCTCGCTCAGATGCTAAAGGATCTTG